GCCCCACCAGGGGCTCTGCTGGCAGAATAACTCTGCTAGTCCATTGAGGGCGCTGCAGGCGGCGTAAGCGGCCCGCCTCCCAAGAGGTTTTTCCTATGAAGCTTCGCTACCTCAGCGAAACTGAGACTGGTGCCGTCTCTTACAGAGACCGCATTCGTGTCTCAACATCGAATTGCGCGTGGCAAGCTTGGACGCACTTTACGACCTATACAGGTCCTGTGCTATCCTCGCTGGCCTATGGGATTGATACCCCACATTACCGCAAGAGGTTACGCGACAAGGAGATCATCCCTATGACGGCTTATGAGCGTTATGACGCTCAAGGGGCCCTCAAGCCTGAATATCGTTCGTTCTCTCGTACGGGCACACTTTGTAACCCGTATATTGAGATCGAGTCGAATGCGGCCTTTCCGACCGTGCTCGGCATCGATGGTCTGCGGGCGCTTGCGCCCGATTCAGATCTATCGTACTATGTCCAGGCTGCCGCTGCCAAAATCTATGGCAGTGGGTGGGATGGTCTTACGTTCATCGCAGAACTCCACAAGACAAAGAAAATGCTTGTTGGGTTTGCCACACGCTTAGCCCGGAACATGTTGTCCGGACGGTGGGATCGCATCTGGCTCGAAGCCAGATACGGTTGGCGGGTACTTTGGTATGATATGCAAGATATTGCAAAAGTCATCCAAAACCTTGATGGTGAACGTAAGAGATTTCGGGAGTCAGTCGGTACGACCGAGAAATCGGTCTACTCCGGCTCAACCCCGACTGGTAGCCAGTACGGCACTGCCCACTGGACTACTTACGAGGAGATCACTCTCGGCATCCGAGGCACGGTGGTTGCTGATATTGAACCACCGAAAGTCTCTTTCAATCCTTTTGTCACAGGCTGGGAGTTGATAACTTTCAGCTTTGTGATTGATTGGATCTTGAATGTCGGACAGTGGCTTGAATCGATGTCTTTCCTTGCTCTCTCCACTTCCTATACGTCGGCTGGTGGCCTTATGGTCAAACGCCGCGCAGAGAAGGGACCGCTATTTTATACGGCTTATACAAGTCCGTTTAACGGTTCATCCATTGTAGACCCACAAGGGCCTTCATGGGTTGAAGAGACGCTTCTATGTAGGGTACCCTTGGGTATTCCAAAAAGTCCGCTAACACAGCTAAGAATCGATAGCCTTAAGGTTGTTGACCTCTTAGCCCTCCTCTTTTCGAGGTTAAAACGATAGGAGTCTAAACCCATGGCAGCAATGACTACTGCCCTATCTGAGTTTGCCGATAATGGCAACTCCCGTACTTACACGCGAACGGGCCACACGGCTATTATGCCGCGTTTGGTGCTGCAACGGCGAACCGTTGCCAGCGGCTTGACCAGCGTTATCGAAGACCAGATCTCAGTGCTTTCGGGCACGAAAGATGTCGACGATGCGCCTTTAGCTTCTCGCGTGCTTTTCACTGTTACCGTGCGGCGACCCATCCATGGTGTTGCTACGGACGTGACTGATGCGTTGGCCGTCTTCCGTGATATAATCGCGGGCGACGAGTTTGCCAATACAGTCAATACGCAGGAATGGCTTGTATAAGCTAGCCTGTGATGTCCTTGCGTTGTGTCTCATATTGCTCCTTATCTTCCTTATTGGCTCATTAGCCTTGGGGTTGAGAGAGGAGTACGTGAGGCACTATGTGCATGGTACAGTGAAGGAGTATTCTCATGAAGAAACCCCTGTTGGTGTACAGCCTGTTGAGGGCGTACATCGCTGATGCTAGATCCTGGGCGCCTGAGCGCCTCTGTGAAGAGGCCCTTGGTTTGTCCAGGTCCCGGAACATTCCGGGTTTAGCATCATTTGGTGATCTGAGCGGAGGCGTTGCGTCTTCCGCAGAAGCCCGTTTCCGACTCCAAATAGCCGCCTTCGTTAAGAAGAACGCGACATTGGAACATGACGATGCTGACGAGGTAGCACTCCAGTCCTTTCACAGGGCTGAGAGAATCTGCCGAATCACCAATCGTCGTCTTGACTACTTTAATCTGAAGCCTGAGCGATTAAGCCCTGATCTCCAGTTACAGGTAGAAAAGATGCGCAAAACTATAGCGCGTGTACTCGGGACGGAATCCAGCTTTATCAGCGAAATTCCTGAGCTGATCAGAATCACCAGCGGAGCTACTGCAACACTGCCACGCCGTCGTGCGCACCCTGTTCGCAAGATCAGGGCTAGCATTGACTGCGTGTGTCGAGCGGTTCCATATCTAAAGGCTCTCTCCGCCTATTTTGGCGAGAGCAAGCCCCCAAATTGGGTTCCCCGCTTGACGAACCGTGTTGAGTTTGTACCGAAGAACTGGAAAACTCGGAGGACGATCGGCTGTGAGCCTACGGGCAGTTTGCCCCTCCAGCTTGCCGTCGACGCTTATGTGAAAAGGCGTCTCAGGAAATTTGGGATCGACCTATCCGACCAGTCTGTTAACCAGTGCTTGGCCAGAGCTGGGTCGATTGATGGCTCAATCGCCACTGTCGACCTTGAGATGGCCTCGGACACAGTTGCATTAAATCTCGTCTATTACCTCTTTCCAGAGGGATGGGCGACGCACCTGTGTGATTTCCGTAGCCCTGGTGGCGTTCTACCGAACGGTGAAGTAATGCCGTACGCTAAGTTTGCCTCCATGGGTAATGGTTCTACTTTTGTGGTAGAGACACTGGTTTTCTTCGCCGCAGCGCGTGCTGTGGGTTCTACTGTTGCTAATGTCTATGGTGATGACATCGCTATAGAAACAGAGCTTGTGGCTCCCCTTACACGTTTGCTGCGCTTTCTTGGGTTCAAGACAAACAGTTCTAAAACATTCTCCAGTGGCTCCTTTAGGGAGTCCTGTGGATCGAACTGGTTCGGAGGTATCGACGTGACGCCAATGTATATGCGCCGCGAGCCAGCAAGTAGCAGTGATGCTGCTTTGCTGGTGAACGGCCTGGCGCGCATTGGTACACCCGACGGTGAGTGTTGGAAAAGCGCGTATCAGCTTGTCACTGAATGGCGCATCCCCATTATACCGTTGTCTGAAGACCCGTGTGCCGGCGTTTGGGTAACACCGCGGCGTGCACATATGGAAAGACTTGTGAGGTACAATACCAAACAGAGGTGGGTTGCAAGGGTGAAAGCCCTTGTACCCATCCCCAGAGGACAAGTTGTACGGTTTAAGAAATTTGACCGGGCAGCTTTCCTTTGGCATTTGGCCGCGAATCATCGCGGTTCGATGTTCACACCTCATGAGGTTGCGAATCGGTACCCCGCTTCCGACTATGTGTATGTGCGGAGATGGGTCTGCTGGGTTCCCCCAGCAGTAGTGGCGCCCCCCCACCTTTATTGGTGGGAAGATTACCTGTTCGCCTGTAAGGGCCGATAGGTAGA